CTCCAAAGTTTAGATAACGAGAGTTGTTGGTTAATCCACTAAATATTCCATTACCATATACATCTAAGGTTGAAAGTGGGGTTGTCGTCCCGATGCCGATGTTGCCACCGTCTTTAACAGTTATTCCATTACTTGCATTATCATATAAGTTAAGTCCACTGTCGTTTGTTGCTTCTATTGTATTGCCTGATAGTTTTATATTATCTACCGTTAATTCTCCACTGGTTATGAAAGAGAAAGAACCATAGATATTACCGTCAACATTCAAATCGCCTGTAATGTCAAGATTAGCCATTGTAGAAGTCCCTGTGTCTGCTTCTATATAGCCGACATTTGTTAGATTATAACCTCCACCGTCTATATTTGAAGTCCAAGGGGTTAATGCTCCTCCAGCTGTTGTCTGACAAGTATTATCATCAAAACATAGCGTAGTAGTAGTTGCTATGCCTCCTACTGTTAGATTGGCAAAATAAGCGTCTGAGAGGGGTGTATAGATGGTCTTCCCTGATGAATTTGTAGTTATTCCGTCTGTTGTAGACCTCCACTGGTCTAGTTGTTCTATTGTACCCATACCAGAGCCAACATTATCTCCAAAGCCTAGCCAGTCAAAGAAGCCTGCATTACAAGTTGAGGCTGTTAGAAGTAATATAGCGATGATTATTGATTTTATTTTCATATTATTTTATACCGTATTTAGATTTTAATTTATTAATGCTGGATTTTTTATCATCTTCTTCGTTACCCATATTCATAGGGATTGAGAAGTTTGCTTTTTTCATGGTTTCTTTAATAGCTGTTGGTAGAATATCTGAAATTTCTTTCTTGATTACTTTCACAAGTTCTTTTTCTACCATACTTAATTTAGAATCTACTTTATCTAAAATCTTTGCTGTTTCTTTGCTATTTCCTGCTCTTTCTGATTGTGCTTCTTTAATTACTTTTAAGATAGGTTTAATGTCTGTTTCTCTTGTTACAGGCTTTGCTTGTATATCTTCGATAATATCATCAAGTCTATCTATTAACGGGCTTAAATTTGAATTTTGAGTCGGTAAAGTGCCTACTAAAGCCTTGATATCAGTCAAACCTTTTGTAATATCTTTAAAGTTAGCTTCATACTCTTTTTGTTTAGGAAATTTGATTTCTTCTACTTCGGGGAACTTAATGTTCTCTAATTCTTTTTTTATAACTTTTCTAACATCACTGGCTGTAATTCCTGAATAACTACTACTACCTCCTCCTAAACTAGCATTTGTAGCTAAATTCCACCGCTCTTGGACTAGGTGAGTTTGAAATTCATCTCCATAGTTTTCACTTTTAGTTGTGTAAGAACTATCCGTGTAGGTAGATGTAACTAACAATATAAACTTTCCTTTTTGGAATACATTATCATAAGGAACTTTCCACATTTTAAGAAAGTTTTGACTACCTTGGTCTTCTAAATCAACTGTAGCAAGTAAATTATAATCTGCATCATAAATAACAGTTCGGACATAATAAGTGCCTGTGTCTAAGTGGTTTATTATTCCGTGAAAAATAGGATAATTTTCATTTGGTGATAATTGCATAGTTTAGTTTGTTAGTTTTTAATAGGTGTTTGTATCTACGTGGTTTGCTATTTGACGACAGATTGGAAATGTGGAAGCGGGATTTATTTGTAACATATTGTTTTTAGTTAATTGGTAATATTATAACATATTCTATGGCTTTTATAAATGTTTTCTTGCATAATAAGTATTTCTTTGCTATAATTGTAGGTATAAAACTGAATATAGCAATTTTTGTAGTAGGAAATTGTAGATAAAATGCTCTCCGCTTCCTGCTACATATAAGTTGGGAGCATTTTGTTTTATATACACTCTAGCTAAATAACTTTCATAATTTAGTTAGACGGACAATTTTGTTCTTTAATATTCAAGAGAAAGTAAACGACTGGATTTCGGCAACCACCGTCAAAGCGTTTAGTTTAAGCCAGTTAATATTTCTGGTATATTCAAAAATAATACATATATTATGGGCATAGTAGCTGGCGTAATATATACTGCTCTTTATACCGTTTGTCATTTTAGAATGAACCTATTGCTTATCATAGAGAATGAACCAATGCTGTAAACAAGAGAATTAGTCATCACTAGGCTAATGTTTACTAACCGTTACGAAAAGGTAGCTCACGTTTACCTCCAAACTTATAATGGAGGTGCTTGAACAGAGTTTATAATTACTTGTAATTTCTGTTCAAGTCCTAATGAGCAAATCTTAAACGAAACTTGATTATTAAATTTCATTATACAAAACCTCTTTTTTTACTGTAATATTAACGGGTAAGCTCTTTATGCAAGGAACTCAATTATTAACTAACTTTTAACTAAATATGAAAGGAAGTATAGGAACATCAATGAGAATACATATACCGAAGATTAAAAGTAAAGCAAAGACTATCCCTGAAGCAAAAGACAATGATATATGTCCATTTTGCAAAAAAGGAAAGCTTGTTTTAAGACAAAGCAAATACGGAGACTTTTTAGGTTGTTCACTTTACCCTGCTTGCAAGGGAGTCGTGAAGTGGCACTAACACTTATTATTTAACTTTAAATGAACTATGTTTAACTTAAAAGAAAATGGTTGGATTATATTAATATGTCCCATTATCTATTTAGTTTATCTTATTGCTTACTGTTTATCTGTTTAGAAAGATGGTAACTTTGTTGGTTTAACTCTTTCTTTTCTGAAACCATATTGTCTAAGTATAAAACCTTTTATTTCTCCCTTCTTTTTTGTGATAACCCTTTGTTTATCTTCATCAGAAAGATTTAAATACTCTTCATTCTTCTTAATATCTGTAAACCACTCATTGTATTTCTCATTATATTTATCATTTGCTTCTTGAAATTTATCCCCTCCTACTTTTTCTTTAAATTGTGTCATCTCATCACTTGTATTTTCTGCCCAACTAGTTGTTGGATAATAAGCACTTGTGCTTATTCCTACTCCGTCAGCAATAAAGGCAATAACCTGTTTTGCTACACTTTCGTTTTTAAACTCATCAACATTCTGAACTATAATAGGGATAGTTAAGTTTCCTATTTCTCCCTTAATAGTTGGTTTTTCTCTATCAAATGTTTCTTGTTTTACGACTTCCTTAATAACAGAAAACATTGGAGAAAACTTATTTTCTGTAAAGTTCCATAATACATCCATTCCTGTTTGTGAGCCGAAACCTTCTCCAAGTGGTTTTGTTATTCCAGTAGTTCCACTTGTTGATTGTTGGGTTAAAATTCTTGACATAGCAACAACAATACTTCCAGCTCCGTGTGTCATATCAAATGTCATATTTCCCCACCTTATTTTTCCAAAGTTTGTGCTAGTTGGGTTATATATGTCTTTATTATCTTCTGGGTTTAATCTTTTAGCCATTTCTAATACTAAACCAGTTGTAGCAACTGTATTTAATAGGTTTGTGGCGGCTAATTTTGTTGCTGGTGTGCTTAATCTTCCTTGATGTAGAGTAAGAAAGTCCAAATTAGATTTAAAGAATTTAATAGAGAAAAATGCTTTGTTTACTCCTTTTTCTATGTTACCTGCTCCCCTACCAAACGAACCTCTACCAGTCATTCCATTAACTACTTCGTTTAAATCTCCAATTATTTTGTTATCTTTCATATCTACCCCATTCTTTTCTGCCCATTTATAAACCTTATCAGCTATATCCATTCTTAATCTTATAGCTCCTACTTCGTAAGCAACCTCCGAACCTTTGAAAAATCTACCTAAAATAGGTATTTGTGCTGGTCTTGATGTTAAAAACTCTTCTTCTCTTATTCCTATATCAAGTTTAGTTCCTGCCTTTCCTTCTCCTGCTTTACCTTGGTATTTTCCATTAAGATAGTTTTGTCTTGAATATCCCTCTGCAAGAACACTATCTTTAACTAATCCACCAGCCTTAATAGCATCTTTTCCTAAAAACATCTCTTTAGGTGTAGCACCTTTACCGATTTGTCCCCTCATAGTAGTAAATATATCTTTCCAAGAAGTTGCGAAGTCCTTTGCCCATATTTTTGAAAATCTTGGGTCCATTAAAGCTCTAAATCCTTGCCTAAACCATAAGGAGTTATCAAGAGATGCAACTAATGACCTTGAGTTCTCTGCAATGAAGTTTACTGAAACTTTTGCATCTTGAACTACTGCACCTAATTTATCTCCAACTCCTTTTTCTTTTAATGGACTTATAAATTCACTTTTTATTGCTTCAGTTTTCAATGCTCCAATATAATTATCCAATGCTACTTTAGAAGCACCATACTCAATACCGTCTTTCTTATTTTTCCAAGTAAAGTCCTCTTTCATTTTTGCCTTTGCAACTTTCATATCCTGTGCTAATTCAGTTATATCCTGTGCTTCTGAAAGAGATACTTCCGTTTTATATTTTCTTGAATAAATATCACTTGCTAATTCATTTAAAAAGTTTTCGCCTTCTTTGGGTTCGTATAATCTTCTATTCTTATCTGCATAAGTTTGCTTTATCTTAGCTGATAAATCTAATTTAGCTTCTGCAGAAATACCAGCAACATCTTCAACAAATTTATACATTGCTGTTTCTTGGTTCTTTAGAAGTAGTTTCTTTTCATAGAGTAAATTAACTTCTTTAGCGTTTTCCTTTCCCACTATCTCAGCCAACATCTCTCTTCTTATAGCAGAAGTAGTGTTGAACTTTTCCATATCAAATTTGCCATCGTTTATGGCTTTTTTTATCTTTATTAAAAATTCTTTTGGTAAACAAAACATATTATAATAATCCTAATCTATTAAGTATTAACATCACTACGACCATTCCAACGAAGATTTTAAAAAATGTATCTAATTCATTTAGTGTTTCAGTTTCCATAATTAACAAACGATTTTATCTAATAAATTGGCTAAATCATATTTATTTGGTTTAGCTTTTTTCGACTTTTCTTTTAACGACTTATTTATACTATCTTTTACTTTCTTTGGTTTCTTACCTTTCAACTTCTTTTCAACAGCTTTCTCTCGTTCTTTTTTAATTTCTCTTATTTTGGCAGTAGCAGTATCTTGTGTTCTTTCTGCTGATAATCTTAATGTCTGTCCTGCTGTGCTTATTTCTGTTGCTATTGGGGAATTTGCTATATCTAATGCTAACTTTCCGTCTTTTGTTTTCATTGCATAATCTTCCATTGCTTGAAATATCGAAGCACCTTTTACCCCTTTTGGTAGTGGTTCTTGTCCTAATGCTATCCTTTTAGCCATTTCAATATCTTTTGACATTATATCAGAAACTAACTTAGATTGTTCTTTAATAGTTACTGGGTCATATTCTGCTAGTTTATCAAAACCTTTTTCTATCAATCCTTGTTCTATTGCTTTAGCTTCTATACTTTTGGCTACTCCTGATACTTTTCCTTTTGGTTCTACTGGAATTTCTTTTGCTTTATTGTATATGTCTTTTAGTTGGGATTTTGTTTTTAATATATCTTTATTTAAAACAATTATTTCTGGTTTTTGACTTCCCATATAAGAAGCACCGAAATCTGTATCTCCATAACCTGTGCGATTTTCATAATAATCAAAACCAAGCTTTTTTAACTTATCTTGAATTTGTTTTTGTCTGAAAACCACTGCTGTATTAGTTGGTTTTTCAACAAACAAATAATCACTCAATAAACTTTCATCACTCTTTGATAGAAAATCTCTTTTTAATCCACTTAAATTATTCTTTAATACTTTTTCTTGTGTCTGAATATTTAATTTTTTAAATATACTTTCTCCTTTGTTATAATTTTCAATTCCAACAACTTTTTTTAGAAGTTCCACATCTTGTAAATCAGCTTTCTTACCATCTTTTAAATAAAAGTTACTAATTTCTTTTCCATAACTTCTAGCCATATTTTTATCTGGTGATACAAAAAATGGTTTATCTTCTAACTTAGTTACACGACCTTCTAAACTTCCGTGATAAACCTTAGGTTGTGCCTCAATAAACTCATCAGCACTTTTACCTTCATCAATAAACTTCTTTGCTTCTTGTTGTAGGGTTGTGGTTGGTTTTTCTGCCTTTTCAACAGTAGGTTTTCCTTTTTCTTGCCATTCTTTAACTGATAAAGGTTTGGCAGTTTCTACTGGTTTAACTTCTGCTTGTTGTTTTTCTATTACTTTAATAGTTTTAGGAACGGACTCTCCTTCTTTTTTAAACTCTGCTATTTTTTCTTTGGTTAAAGGTTCTCCTTTAGTTAGAGTTTTCATTACTTTTCCACCTATCCATATCATTCCAACCGTGCTTCCTACTTCTTCCATAGCAGGTCTTAAAATATCTTTGTTCTCCTTTGAAACAGGTAATACATCTACAAATCTATCAGCAAAGAAACTTCCTGTAATTGCTCCTGCTTCAAACGGCATAGAAAGAAGTTGTGCCGCTTCTCTAAATACAGGCACCTTATCAGCTTCTTCAAATACTGCTGAAATAGGTGTAAATACAGTGCTAACTGCTGATACTCCTGCTTCCAAACCTTTTGCTACTGTTTCGGCTGTTTTATCGGCAGAAGTTAAACTTGATACAAATTCTTTTCCTCTTTCTATCGCTACTTTTGTTGGTTCTGTATAAACTGGAACCATTCTTTTAACAATGGGACTATAAACATCATAAACTGCCTTTGGTATTCCTTTTATAATGTCCATAAAACCAAAACCTTTATCTGCTTCTACTTTAGCTAATTCTGCTTCTCTAGTGAGAGTTCTTATTTTGTTAGAGGAAGATGATTTCCAATCTGAAACACTCTGAAAACCAGTGTTCTGAACTGGAGTTGTCGTTGTTTTATTTTGTTTCCATTCTGTTACTGATAACATAGTTTAATATAATTAAAAACCAAAGTCATAAGGGTCTCCTCCTTGTGAACGAATATAAAAGTCTTTATCTTCATCTGATAGTGCTTGGAATTCTGGTGTAGCGATTTGTTTGTTTATAAATTGTTTTAAATCAGTTGAACTAGGTGTGTCATCTTTCTTTAGCCAATCTTTATAAGTTCCCGGACTTCCAGCAAGTTGCCACTCTTTGTATGATGATGGGGTTGTTCCACTTACTTCTTTGACTGGAGCATTAAAACTCAAGTTTTTACCCCCTACACTGAATGTAGTGTTTCCATTTCCGTATGGAACGAAAGTATAACCCTCATCTAACTTTTCATTCTTGAAGTTTTCTACTTCTTGTCTTTGACTTTCTTGAGCCATTTTTTGGTTTACTGTTTCTGGTGAGTCGTTTAGGGTTACACCTGCTTTAGCCATAAACGAAGCTGAGTCTGGGTCTGTCATTAACTCTTTAATGTAATCTGCATTGTTTTGTGCTTGAGCCATATCATTTTCTAATAGTCCTATTTGAGCATTTAAGAAAGATTTCTTTTCATTTGTTAGTGTAGTGAGTTTATTACCCTCGGCATCTTTTTGACTTTCATAGAAGTTAAATAAAGTGCTGTAATAAGTTAGTTGGTCTTGTTTATCGGCTGTAATAGCATTTATACTTCTATCTATCATATTGTAAGCCTGAGAGATTTGCCCGTTCCTAGCACTCATTACGGCTTCAATAACACCTGCTCTAGCATTGACATCTGATATAGTTTTGTCTATTCGTGGGTTTCTAATCGCTGATAAGCCAGTGATTTCTTTTTGTTGTCTTATAAGTTCGTTACCTTCGGTTAAAAGAGTTTCTAATTCGTTGGTTAGTTTTTGATTTGCTTCAAAGTTTTCATTTATATAAAGTCTTTCTCTTTCTGCGTTTTCAAGTTTTTCTCTAAAGGGTTGCATTAAATCTTCAACATCTTCAACTCCTTCTCCTTGCAAAGATGTAAGTTCGTCAATATTTTGTTGGCTTTCTGTCCTTTGTTTTTCTAAATCTTCTAATTGTGTTTTATATGTATTTTCTAGTGTAGTTCGTGCTGTATCTACTTTACTTTGCATTGAAACACCGAAAGCATCTTGAATATTTCCTACTTGTGGGATAGGTAGTTCAGGAGTAGTTCCTGTGGAGGGGGCTGGTGTATCTACTACTGACGGCATCTTTGAGATTGAGTCTTTGTTTATAACTGTTTTAGATTTTAGCCAGTCGGTCGGGGATAGGGGTGTTGCTGATTGTCCTTGTGTAGAAAAGTATTCTGTTTGTTGGTCTGGGGTTAAAACATTGGGGAGAGGTGTTGGGGTTGCTGTTGCTATCGGAGTATCTGTTGGAGTTCCAGCACTTTTCAAAGTTCCTAAAAGTTGAGTATTCTGTTCTGCCGTTCCTGTGTATCCTGAAATTCCTTTTTCTTGGGCTAATTTTGACCTTGTAGAATAATCACTGGCTTGTCCTGTTGATTTTAGATAATCAACAATAGAAGTTCCTTGATAGGTTGAAGTTTGAGGTGTTGTTGCTGTTGGTTGTGTTGGTGTTTCAGCATTTCTTAACATTCCCAAAAGTTGAGTATTTTGTTGGGCAGAACTTGTATAATTTTTTATTCCACGCTCTTGGGCTAACTTTTTTCTTGAATTAAAATATGGGTCTTGTCCAACTGATTTTAAATAATCAAAAACTGAAACTCCTTGATATATAGAAGTTTGTGTTTGAGGTGTTGGAGCAGTTGGAGTTGGAGCAGGAGTTGGTGTTGGGGTGGGGGTTGTTGTGGGTTCAACATAACTAGGATTTAATTGTCCAGTGTTTTGATTATATTTATTAGTTGCAGGTTCTATATACCCTGGATTTATTTGACCAGTGTTTGGATTATATCTATCTGCTGATGTAAAAGGGATTTGTGTTGTTGGAGTTGGGGTAGGGGTTGGTTTAGGTGCAGTATAATATTGTTGTGCCTCTGATTGGCTTCCTTTTTGTATCCATTGGTTATTTTCTTTTCTGTAATATCTTCTATCGGCAGTATTTGTATCAGAACCAATCCAAAACCACGACCAATTTTGTTGTTCTGCTTTTGTTTTATATGTTTGATATAAATTATTCCAATCAACCTTTGGAGAAGTGGATGGTGTCGAACTTAATTTAGTTGCAGATAACCCATATTGTGCTAAAGCACCCACAGAGCCAGTGGATATTCTTGCTCCGTCTTTGAAAACTTCATAGTTCCCATCTGCTTTCTTTTTTGCTGTGTATGCCATATTTTAATATATTTAATTGATAATTATTTTTGCTCTGGTTTATTCATATCGTTTAACAGAATATTTAAAATTGCGACTAACTCTAATTTACCTGCTACTTCTGCTTTGACTAAATTGATATTTGTTCCGTCTGTTTCAATAATGATTTGTCTCATTTTTGGTGCTTCTACTTTTGGTGCTTTTTGTGTTTTTTCTTTTTTCATATTATTTGTTTATGATTAAGTCTATTAAAAAGTTTTGTATTGATTATAAGTTTGGTTTTAAACAGTCTTTGATTTTTACTTTGATTTTAATTTCTATGTTTTTTTGGAATTTTTCTTTATATTTTTTATTGATAATTACCAAGTAGCAATTCCAACTCTCTCCCAATTATCTGTGGCTGTGCATACATAAATATAGGAAGCATCCCAAGCAATATCTCCTGCTACCCCAGTTGCTCCTGAACTAGCTGGTGTTTTTGATACTGATAAATTAAGTAATGCGTTTATTGTAAGTTTTTGGTCTGCAGCCGCTGCCGCCATCACCCCATAAAGAAGTGATTTTGCTTTATCTCCTGCTGTGTTTGTTCTATTCTGATTATTTACATAAAAAGCATCTGAACCTGTTTCATAAAAACCAGCATAATGTCCTAAACCAATATTTCTATGACCAGTTGAATTACTATATAGTGAAACTCTTCCAATAGCAGTATTTTGATGACCAACAAAATTTTGACTTAAAGCTTGAGTTCCAATAGCTGTGTTGTCATATCCCGCTATATTAGTATAAAGAGCATTTACTCCTATACAAGTGTTATGTCGTCCAGTTGTATTAACTTTTAGTGAATGATATCCAACTGATGTATTAAAATATCCACTTGTATTCTTGTTTAAAACACCAAAACCAACACCCGTGTTGAAAGTACCAGTAGTATTAGATTCTCCAACAGAATAACCTATAAAAGAATTTCCAACTCCTGTGGTAGTGTCGTTCCCAGATTTTTGACCTATAAAAGAATTAGATGAACTTAAATTTACAATTACAACCCCATCAACAAATATTTTTCCAAAACTATTATTTTCTATAAATGTAGCTTCTTCCACAGATAAATCTGCATCTGATGTATTATCTGTATAAGTTGTGGTTGTGTTGTCAGATATTGTTGCAAGTAAATGGAATGAAGTTCCAAAACCCCAAGTACGATATATTTTTCTAGAAATTACTGAATTGGATAAACTTAAGGGGATGTTTGTTAAAGAAACTTTTCCGTTAGAAGATTTATCCACAACAGTAACAGTATTTGATGCTACTCCTAATTCTGTTTCACCTGCTTCATTTACATAAGTTATTTTGTAAATATGTTCTCCATTATCAACATTTCCAGCTCCTAATCCAGCTAATGTTGCAGTACAAGCAGTCGGAGCAGTTACAGAAGTAAACTTAATATCTCCCCCGTGTTCCAAAAGAATATCTGAACCATATTGAATATGAATAGCATTTGCTGAACTACAAAGCAGTTTTACATTTGTTCCGTCCCATTTTAGATAATCAGTAGCATTTCCTATTGAGAATTTATAGGCATCTGTAGAATATCCTAAGAAAAACCCAGTGCCTGTTTCATAATCGGTTTGACCTCCTCTAATATGCCCAGCATTTCCGACATTCAACCCACCACTTTCGCAGAGAAGCCCATTGACTGTATCAACATAAACTCCAGCCGATAAATAACCACTTTGTGCGTTGATAACTCCTGTCGCAACAATATCTGTGCAAGTCATTTTTCCGCTTGGTTCTACTTTAAAAGGTGCTGTCGCCCTATCAACATATTTCTTCCCAGCATAAAAAGGATAATCCACAGGTGCCATACCTGCTGAAAGAATATCTGTTGCTCCGTCTTTGAAAATTGCATCGGCTGATATAGACCAACCACCTATTGAACCTGTTGTCGCAGTAATTGTTCCACTGAAAGTTCCTGAAGCTCCTGTTATATCTCCCCTAAAGTTTCCGTCATTAGCTTCTAAGTTTCCAACAGCATCAAATCGCCACCCTGTAGAGCCAGTTAGAAAATCAGCAGACTCTACGTGGTTTTGCTGAACTTTTATCGGTGTATTTATATTTTGTTGTCCGACAAAATCACTAAAAGACTGAACACCAGAAACGATGATTTCTTCTTCTGCACTTAATATGGGAAACTGTGGTGTTAAATCTTTTGGTTTTGCCATTATTTTATTTCTTTAAAATGTCCTTTTACATAAACTGACTTAATCTCTACTCCATTGGTTGTGTTTCCTCCTGCCCAGTCAAAGAATAACCTATAATCTTCTACATTATTAACTGGAACTGAAAAAGAATGTCTTGTTTTACCTGTGGTTGCTATTGTTCCTATTGTGGTTGAAGTTACTCCTTGATTGCTTTCTATTTTCAATAGACAAGAAGCATCAGCTTTTAAAACATTAGTCATTACTACGATTTTATCTATCATTCCTACTACATCACTGCTTATTGTGGGGATAACAAGTGATTTGAAAGTGCAGTTTACATCTAATCCACTGAATTTTGCTAGTTTAAATGATGTGCTTTCTGTTGAAGCGATAAGTGGAGTTCCGAACGGTGCAGATAATGCCCCACAAGTTTCAAAACCTCCGTCCGCCAACTGGCTGATTTGTAAAGGTAATTGTTCTACTACTGCTCCACAGGAAAATATAAGATTATCAGACACAAAGATAATAGTGTTCTTATAAAGTGATTTTTGTTGAAAATTTGGTAATGACATATTATTGTTTGAAATAGTTAGCCCAATAATCTCTATTATGGTTTGTTTTTGTGTGGCAATTAATACAAAGTGCTATCAAGTTGTCTGGGTTAAGATTATCTTTATCATAATCTATATGATGTATATGTAATTTTCTTTTTAATTCATCTTGATGAACCCCACATTCCTGACATACATAATTATCTCTTTCTCTTATACTTTCCTTGAATTTATCAGTCCATTTAATTGGGTATGGCTCAAATGATATTCCTCCTAACCAAGCAGGATTTCTGTCTCCTTTTGTGGAACAATTTCTACAAAATTTTACTTTATAAGTAGAAAGAGTTTTACCACAATCAGGGCATTTAGGTTTGCCACCGTTATAATTCCAAGGAATTCTTCCTTTCATTTTATTCTTTGTTTCTTCAGAATGTTTACATCCTTTTCTATAACCAACCTTTCCTTTATTCCAAGAAGACATTTTTTTCTGAAATCCTTTTTTTCCTTTTAATGAATTATTCATAATAATTAAAAATATCTTAATGGTTTAATCTGGCGACCTACTATATATCCTAAAACATTTGAACCAGAGACATCTTGATATGCTATATACATTATACCATTTACTGGGTAAATAAATCCTATCTTTTGAACTCCAACAGCCACCTCATCAGAAAGCAAGGTGCTTACTGCACTTCCGTCATATAGATAAACCTGCCCACCTGTCCTGTTTGGACTTGATAGACTATTGTCATTAACAGCAATCCACCATTGATTAGCGTGAAAAGCTACATCTGCAACTTCTGTATTCTCTCCAAAGTCCAATTTAGTCGGTGCAAGGGTTGTTGTGCTTGAAATATAAGTCCCAACATATCTTCCGTTACCGAAAAGCATAATATCTTCCTTTTTAGCCACTGGGTGTGGTGCTTTTTGAAGTGCAGCCGCTCCAGTTGGAACTGTTGAACCCCAATCATCATCGAAAGTAGTCGCTAAGTCGTATAATCCTATATCACCACCACTAGATTTATTGAAAAAGTAGTAAAGTTTCCCTTGAAAGTGGATACACGAACTGCCCTCTGTTGCTCCTGTGATTGTGTGAGGGAATATACCTGTATTAGTTACTGCTGTTGGGGTTATTCTATGTAAAAGTGTATCTGATACCCCATAAGTTTGATTATTTGCTACTGCTTTGTCTATTATAAAATTGATTTGGTCTGATACTGCTCCTGTTTGAGTTCCTGCTGTTAAAGTAGCCAGCCCTGGACCTTGTGATAATATACCTGGTTTTGAGATAATATCCACATTTGTAGCCACAGTATATTGTCCTGAGTTTCCTACTGTTGAAAGACTATCTAAATGAGCCAAAGGTGCTTGACCTTGATTGAAATCTGAAAATTTTGTGATGAAGTTGTTATCTTTTGTTGCCATAATTAAAATCCATTTTGACCTCCGCCAAAGTTACTATTACTTGATAACCTATTTTGCCCATAGTCTTCTCGTTTAGGGATAAGACTTATCTTTTGGTCATTATCTCTTGTTCTTATTGCAATCATAAACTCTTGTTCCATTACAAGTAATTTAGTTTGTATTTTCTGCACTTTTCTATCTAATTCGTTGGCTTCACAGTAATCTTCAGCCGAATAAAGTGATATTAGTCTATGAAATCGTGAGTCAAAGCCTGGAACTGTAGTAGTTGCATTATAAGCAAAGTAAGTTGAACCCATTTGTTGCTGAACTTCTAAACCTCCTGTTGAATCATAGTTTGGTGTAGGTAATAAACGAACCACTGTGCCTTCTTGAACATAATATTTAGGATTTCCACCTGTTGAGTCGTTTAACTTACTATCAGATAATTGTCGTCTATCTACTGGAGTTAGTGTATTAAAATTACCTTGTGCGTCTTTAGCTCTAACTCTACCCATTTTAAGCCAAGTAATAGGAATTGCATAAGTGGGAGTTCCCGACTCTAATGCAACAGAAGTATCAATCATTCCTGTAGCACTGTTATTATCTATGAACTTCCACTTGCCGTCAGCTTTCATAGCCAAAGCATTTACCTTATCAAGCCCAAAATTAGCATTTCTTACGAAGTCTGCTAGTGGATAGGTTGTAGTATCCGTTAAAAGAATACCGCAAAGAAATCTTGCATCGCTGTATAAATCGAGATTGTTCGTTTCTCCTGAAATTCGCATTTTGTTTTTTTAATTAGTTATTAACGACACTCTGTCAAAAGTAAAGTTGAACTAGCTGTTCCGTCTGTAATCCCAGTGATTATCCCTGAATAAGGAATATCTGTTGCAAATCCTATATCAATGTAATCTACTGTTGAAGAAGATAACATTAAACCGTTTTCTTCTGTGGCTGTTGCTCCTAACATAATATAGAAGTTGTCTGTTTCGTTTGCTCCTAATTGAAGTCTAGCCCAAGTTCTTCCACTTGTAGCTGTAAGCATTGTTCTTGTGATGTCATCAATGTTTACTGCTGTTGTGGTTGTTACATTACAGTTTTGGTAAGTGTAAGCTCCCCCTGTATTACTTGTTTTAAGAGAATATCCTATAAAGATTATTCCTATTAATACAAGTGTTGTTATTCCTATTGTTTTTAAATTTTTCATTATGTTTTTAATAAATTAATAATTTGATAATGTCCTAATCTCAAACCTCCATTTCTGAAAGTCTGAGTTAGAACACTATGGACAAGTAACTGTTGCAGTAGTTAATGTTCCGTTAAGAACATATAACTCTGAACAACCTGCTCCATCACTATCTTCAAGAATTAATCTTGCACCAGTTGAAGCTGCTGTAGCTTTAACTGAAATAGTTGATGTTCCTGTTGCTTCTAAGATGTTTAGTTGTGTAGTCATTACACCAGTGTTAGAAACGCTAAATTGGTCTCTAGCACCTGCACTAACACCTTGTAGGAATGATTCCATTTGCCAATGAGCTGGTCCCGAAGGAGCACCCACATTGTCTCTTGAAAGAGCATACCCACCGACGATGATTACTAAACCTAGTAATCCTATAACTATGTTTTTAATCATAATGTTTTTCTATTAAATCTAATAATCTTTGTTTGTTATAAAACAAACTATACCACAGATTTTACATTATGACCAGTCCGAAGTAGATGCATCTATGCTCACAGATACCATTTTTCTAGCTCCATCTGCGAAAGTCTTTTTACCATATCCTAGTAATGATTTAACAATATCTGAGAATTGGTCTTGGTCTCTCACAACTTCTATCTTAGGAGGAATTTGAACAATTAAGTCCACACATCCTTTAACACAGAATAATGAAGTTTGCTTTTGTCCACTCCAAGCATCTGCATCTGCAGTCAAAGTTTCAGAAACAACGATGTCTCCGTAACCTGCGATTGTAGTAACAGTTGCCGAAGTAACTGTAGCAGTAACTCTCCTTTTGTCTCTCAACATAAAGATGTTTTCAGCTGACAACACTTGGTATCCAGTGTCTGTTGCTTCTGTAATAGCAGTTGCTGGTGCGTTTATTGCTACCACCATATTTGCTACAGTTGCGGCTGCATCTGAACCAATATGAAGGTCTCCTGCTGAAGCTAATGCTGCGATAAATCGGAAAGTAACCCCTGCAATAGTAATCGTATCTGTAGTTGTAGGGTTAGTTGCAATTGTTAATACTGCTTCGTAAGGCAAGTTGTTTGAATACAGAATATCCCAACCGAATAGATTGGTTACAACACCTCTTGTGTTTACTCCGTCTCCAAATTCAGTTGCTCTAGCTGCTTGTTGTAGTTTCAACTGACCTAAGAAGTGACCCCCAATTACAGCTGTTCTACCTGCTTTAGGTGCATCTTGTGCATCTAATTTAGTATCTGCAGCGATAAAGAATTGAGGAACTGTGTTTGTTGAAACAACGGCATTTGAACCAGATGTTCCTCCAACATTTCCATCATCTAATGAGTGATTTGCATTTGAAACTTCTGCTAATACTGCTTGTTCTATACGGTTGTTATGGTCGTGCATCATTTTCTTAGCAATGTTTGAGCCAAGTTCTATGATACTTTGGACTTTTTCGGTGTCATCGATTGTTACCAATGAGGACAACCAAGTTGCGATAGACAATTCTTCACTTGAGCCTGTTACAGCTTGTGTAGAAATGTCTGTTCCTGGAACATAAGTTGAGGATGCAGGGTAAGAAACGATTGTTCTATGCACTGTATCTCCTTCTCCAGCCACCAAATTTCTTAGACGTGTGTTAGCAATAGCCATTGCTTTGTTTGCTACAAACAATGATTCTTGTGCCTCCTTAGCCCAAAATTCTGGTTTTAAATCTCCTACTGAATTAGCCATTAAATTTTGAGGTCAAAATATTATCTCTTTAGTTACCTGCTTTTATCATTTCAGCTTTGTAGTCTGCCCACTCTTTTCTTCCTTCTTCAGTGTTCATATCACAATCTGGCGTGGTATCCATTGAGAATGTTTTCTTGCCTCGTGATTTTTTACTTCTACTAATGCTGGCTTCCTCGGTTTCGGATTCCTTCTCAAATGCTTCAACTCTTGAAACAATATAAGGGTCTCTTAATACCTGTTTGATTGAAACTCCTTTTAACTTGGAAAGTTTATCAATTTCTTCTTTTAAGTCATCAGAATAATCTAATTCGTCTAAAGATTTCATTTCTAACTTTTCTTGAAGTTTCGCATCTAGTTTCTTGTCAAAGTCGTCGTCAATTTTAACTTCTCCTTTAACAGGAGGTTTAACACCGTTATTTTCTAATTCCTTAACTCTATCTCGGTGCTTAATCTTTTGACCAATAGCATCGGATAACTTTTTAGAATTGTCCATCTCCTTTTCTACTAACTTGTCAATTCGGTCAGAGTCTGTATCTTCGTCGAAGCCAAATTCTGTGATGATATTTTCTCTAACGTCCTCCTCTTGTGGCAATTTTGCCTGTTCCTCTACAGGAACTTTTTTTGTTTCGTTTTCCATTGGAATATTTTTTTGCTCATTTGAGCTTAATTTTAAAAAACCGACTTCCATTTAAGGAGGTCGGTTAGTCGTCTAAGTCATAAGCACTACCGAATGATTTAGACGTCTAACTGACATCCCTAAATGTTTGTAGTGCTTCTATTATTTATTTTTCAATTTACGCTTCCCTGACTGAACCTCCAATCTTTTTGGCGTAACCCTTAGCTTTTTCCTCAAACCCTTTGTCTTTATCAGTCATTTCTTCTGTATAAGTTCTTACAACATTACCAGTTGCTGATAATACTGTTACTGACTCCACTTTACTTTTTTTAGGAGCTTTAACTTCTTTTTCTTCCTTAACTTCTACTTCTTTAACTTCTTTAACTTCTTTTTCTTCCTTAACTTCTACTTCTTTAACTTCTTTAACTTCTTTTTCTTCCTTAACTTCTACTTCTTTAACTTCTTTAACTTCTTTTTCTTTTTTATTCATATTATGTTATATATTCTTGTTTGTTAATTTCCCCTCTCTCCTCACGACTATTAAGCAAGGGTGCTAATATCTCTTTCAATTTGGTGTTTGCTAGCTTTCTAGCTCTTACTTCTATTATCATTTTGTCTTTATCTAGCTCTATTTCTGGTTTATCAAAGTCAATATCTGTAATTGTGTCTAATTCTCCTACTTTCTTTGTAAGAAAATCAACAAAATCAACTATATCTTTGTTCTTCATTAACTTTTGTGCTAGTTCTGGTTGCATATTATTTGATTGATAACTTCTTAAAAATCTCTTTTCTCTTTTTAGTGTAATCATTCTCATACCATTTTTCCAAATCAGTAACTAAAAAAATCACTTCGTGATACATTTTCTCTGAGCTTTTGTAATAAAGATAAGAAAGACATATATTGTATCCAAAATGGTCTGTATTTAACAATATATCAACTCTTACATTAAAATCAGCTTCTAATGCACCTTTTATGTTTTCAATTATTTCTTTTTTATCCATATTATTTGATTTTAGCTTTACCTTTCTTTACTTCAACCTTTACTTTAGGTTCTTTAACATTTTCAACGATTTGTCCTGTTTCTGAATTGATTGAGCAAGCAACTCCTGGTTTTACTCCACATTCCATTAATTTCTGGTTAGTCCAGTTGTTTTTAGCATTTAAAAGCACTTTTGAAGTATCTTCTAGTTGTTTAGCATACTCTATCCCATTTGTTATAAGGGCTGTGTTTCCTGCTATTTGCATAGCTTTCCACATTTCTGAATTAACTAACGAAGTTAAAGCTATAAACTCTTGTAGTTCTGTCCTTGTTAAGTTTCTCCTTTTAATAGGTTTCTCTACAATCCCTTTTTTAACTTTCTTTGTTTCTGACATTTTTGTCATAGTTGTTATTTATTATTTAATAATTTCTTAATATTATTGATAACCTTTTGTTTAGCATCAACGATTTTATAAGCTTCTAATAACTTCTCATCTCCTATCTTTTCAAACTCTTCTAATTCACATATTCTTCTATCTTGGTCAAATATTCGGCTTTCTAGTTGTTTTTTAAGCATATCCAGTGTCTTTTTTTTTATCTGATAACATTTTCTCTATTCTTGTTCTTCTTTGAGCTTCTTGACGTTTTACTGGGTCTGTTAGTTCTTTATACATCTTATCAAGCTCTCTTTTTCTAGTTTCTTTTTTCATTATTTTCTTTTTTAACTGGTTGCTGTTGTTGTTGTTGCTGTTGAACCTGTTGGGGGTCACTTTTTGGCAAACTTCCAACGTCGATGCCTTTTTTCTTCATTACAAGTTCTATCATAGCTGTTCTTCTTACAGGGTCTTGCTCTAATTGAGCAAATCCCATTAAAGTCTGTAAATCTGCATCTAAATTAACCTGTTCTCCTGTGATAACAACTGAAATATGAGGTTTAAAGCCTTTAAATAGGTCCTTAGTGGCTTTCATTAGTAGTTCTGGTCGTTCTTTCAACTCTTTTAGCTTGTCTTCCTTTAAGGTTACTGCTATTTCGTTGGTGTGTGGTGGTAATATAGCAAGGTTTTGCATATACCAATCTTCTACTAATAAGATGTGAAGTCGTCCTAACATATCACTATCGCCTGTTAGTCTTAGTATTTCTTGTCCTTTAAGGTCTTTGATTAACTCTGGAATAACAAACTTTTCAAATATCTCTGAAAAAGGTATTGCAAACTTCTCTCTTATGAAGTCAAACAGTTTACCTGCATTTTGGTTAAGTAATTGGGAAGTTCCTAACGGAGTTCCTGAAGCTGGTGTTACTCCTTGCACTATCTCTCTTGAGTTGGTTAAATCGTTAGCAAGTTCTAGTATTCTATTCCAATCTGCTATAAGTTGGTCGAAAGCATCCATTCTTAATACTACTTGGCTTAGGTCTTCTGACTTAATGATATCTCCGTTCTGTAAGTCGGTTATAACGTTTTGTAGTATAAGCGGGTCACCTGACTTTAAAATCGTCTTAGACGCTAATTCTAGCCCTTGTGCTATCTGATTTCCTATCTGGTTAGCTCTAACTTGTAGGTCAAATAGTAATTCATAGATACCTTCTCTCCACCATCTCTTTTTGTAACGGCTTCTGTGAAATTCCTTGTAAATATCAGACATCTTCTTTCCTGTAAGTTCTTCTGCATATAAGATGTATTTAATATCAACCCCAGCGGCGTTTCCTTTAGTTCCTGCTCCTATTACTTTAGCAAGGATATATTTGTCTTCATCTCCTTTTGTTGGTTTCTTACCTTTGCTTTCTTTAAGGTCTGCAACACTTATTTCTCCGTTTCTTTCATAGATTTCATAATAAGGCACAGTTGTTTCTGTCTCAGTAGTTCCTATATCTGTCTTATAGGTCTTGGTATTACATTCTTTTAAGGCTTCATCCACATTCTCCCATACATCAGCTTTGGCTCTTAACTCTGAAGAAGTCATCTGATGTCGTTCAATAACTGGTGTATCGTCTAGTGTTTCAGCTGTTTGGTTGATTACATAGAAGTTTGAAAGGTCAACTCTTTCATAGCCTCCTTTTATTTTCTTCCATACAACATTACCCCAACCACTTCCTTCTTCAATAGCTGAGTTGATTTCTTCTGCTTGTCCTGTTTCTCGTAGGTATTCCTTTAGTTTAAGGTTAGATATAATGCAAGGTAACTCGTCTATTGGACGAGGTGAGTAAATGGTTATATCTTTAGTATCAAAATCTATGTTCTTTACTTCGCTATCTACTCTTGGAGAGATAATGTCATACCAGTATTTATAGTTGCCTAGAGAGTCTATTTTACCTGTAGGATAGGTATGTGTTTCAAACAGAGTTATCCTGTTAGATGTCTTGTATTGTGAGAAGTTGTAATTATCAGAGATTTTAGCATCTTCGGTGAGAAATTGTTCTACCTCCCGCGAAATCTGACTTTTTAGTTTTGATTTTGTTTCCATAATTACTTACATTATACCACTTTTAATAATAAACTACAAATTATAGCCCTGTATCGTTGCTCATAACACGATTGTATCGTATTTCCTGTGTTCTCCTTATTTCTTCCTGAGAAAACATTGATTGTGGTTGTAGTTCAAAGTATATTCTCATCATTAGTGCATCTGAATAGTCTGGACTTCTTCCAATAGCTTCTTTAACATCATCTTTGCCTATAACCTTTAATTTACCGTCATTATCTATATCTTTTGATTTAACATATTCTAATTCTTCTGTTAAAAGCTCTTTTATACTCTCATCACTAGTTCTAACTGCAATTTTATGTTCATTTATCCTATCAGCCAGTAAGTAATAACACTGTGCCTTTAAGTTTTGATAGTTTATCTCTATTTTATTTCTTTCTTGTTCCCTTGAAACTATCTGCCTACTGTTGTTTACAAAGCCTTTAACACCTTTCACGGTATCAACTACTCCACCACCAACTCCGTCTTCATCTACAATAACGTGGCTAAATGGTATTTGTTCGTCTTTTGCAAATTCCTTTAATTTATTAGATGTCACATCAACTCCTTGCTTCGTGAAAACTTTAATATCATATACTCTCCAACCTTTCCAAAACATAAATACAGTCTTATCTTGTCCATATCTTGCTACATCAACTGACATAAACTTTTCTTCACTATCCTCAACAGTATTAGTAAACATATCTATAATAGCGTCGTATTCAATTAAGATTGAAGGGTCGTCATCATATTCCCAATTACCGAACATTAATCTTTCTTTGGTTGATTTATCTTTAATACTGGCTAATTGTTCTCCATAATCATCTGCTGTGTAAGGGTTGTCGTTGTATAAACTTTGAATGAACTTAAAGTCTTTTTCCAGTGTTCCGTCTTTCCAGGGTCTATAAACATATTTATATAACCAATTCTTCTTTGGGTTACAAGTAATCAACATCTTGATAGGGATATTATCTTCCTTGTTCATATGTCGTCCTATTCTTGACTTTAAAACATCAAAAGCAAGGAAGTTTACCTCTCCTGCTTCTTCTATCCAACCTCCTGAGTATTCTGACGAACCATATCTCTCATATAAAGGGTCTGAAGGTTTATAAGCTAAATCAAGTAAATCAATCCTGCTTCCATTTTTAAACTCTATGTAATTATCTTGTCCGTTAAACTTCCAATCATCTCTTGGTATGTTGTGAAATCTACAAACCTTTTGAAATGTAACAAAAGTTGATTTCTTTAATCGTGATAGTTCTTCTCTACCTATGAACCATTTACTTAACGGGTAAAAATAACAGTTAGTTAATAACCATTCACAACCCATCCAACTTTTTCCTCCGCCTGCTCCTCCCCCGAACACTGGATATTTACATTCATCTTCTACCTTTAAAGTTTTCCAAGCCTCGTATTGTTTTTTAGTTGGTTTTATTGTTGGAGTCATCTGGCTTTGTAAAATTAAATCCTTTTATAACTTCTCCTTTAGAAGTAACATCTACTTTATCTGTCATTTTTCCTTTAAGTTTAAAAGCTAGTTCTAGTTCTGCTTTCCTGTTTAATTTTTTTCCTTTAATATCAGATTCCAAAGCTTTCAATAACATATCATCAGGTAAGTATTCTTCCATTAGTTCTTCATACCCTTTACTATCAGTTAATTTCTTAGGAGTATTTAGTGTATTTTCACTGTATTTAGCATCTCTCATAGCCTTGGTTACATTCCCACCATTTCCAACCAGGTTTTCTACTGCTGTTTTTTGTTTCTTTGTAGCCATTTTTTGTCTTTTAAAATTAACTTGTAAGAGTTTTATAGTTTATAGTTGATGTCTGTTACCTATAATTATACTACACTTCTTAACAAAAACAAAGGGGGTAGTAATTTAATACTCCCCCTTTTACCTAAATTAAATATCAAGCCCATAGGATTACTTACCTTTCAACAGCTCCTTAGCTTCGGCTGATAATGGAAGTACCACAAGAAGTCCACATCTGTGGCAATAGCAGTAAACTTTACCATCACTCACAAATCGGATAGTTAATGGAATGTTACAGAACTCGCATTTGGTATCTATTCTTTCCATAAATTTCCTCCTTTCATCTTCACATTTACCACAAAAGTTTCCAATTCTGGTTAAATAAAGACAATATGTTTTCTCGTTGCAATTTTCGCAGAACATATCGTACCCCTTTGGATAAATCTTTATTTCTTTAGAAGCCGATTTTCTTCCTTCTTGTTCTTTCATAAGCACCTCCTTGTCTTGATATTATTATGTAAAAGAACAATTTAAAAGCTCGGTAAGAGAATAAAAAAGGGGATTAAGAAGCACCATAACCTTGTCCTTCAATTTACTGTGGTTTTATTTTATTCTCTAACTGAACCTTCAAATCGTTAGTTCTGCCTTTGAAGATAGCAGTTACCTTAACCTCCACTAAATCTGGGTGTGGTTTGTTACATTCCTCACAGGTTATAGCTGTGTTCATTTTAGTCTACCTCCGTAATAGTTAGGTTAGTTCCCTTGACCATATTGTTAGCACGAACCAAAATCATTGCTACCTGTAAGAAGTTAAGGTTATTGAAAACCCTGTGCCACATATCGTGTCTTTTTTCGTGTAGCCAGATAATGTTCTCAACATCACCTTTGCCACCAAAAACTTTATTGACGATATGGTGTCTAGTGCAACCTTTGCGTTTCTTCCGAGGTTTACGCCTTCTTCTTCTTTTAGCCATTGTAGTTTCCTCCTTTCTTGATATTTAATTTTAAAAGAACAATTGCTTATAAAAGCTCGGTTCTTAATATATAGATAAATCACTTTTTACCATGTATGAACTGCACTCAATCATAATGGATAGTAAGTTCAACTGGTTATTCCAACCTGACCTTGCAAGGGTTTCCTTTCGCAGGTGCTTATTGCAGAGTTCACTTCTACGATTTGTGATTTTAACTTACTAAGTTTTAAAAACTAACCTATATATTAAGAACTAAACTTTCAAAGGACAATTACAGTTTTCTGACTTGTAGGTCATATATCTATTGTTTATTTAGTTTTTAATTTATCTAAAATTCTCATTTTTTCCATAAGTTGTTTTTGTTATTTGGTTAATTCACTAAAATCACGAGTCAATAATTCTAATAATTATTCTGAACCAGAACCAACTTTTGTAGATAATGTTCTATTTTTCAGAATACCATTTTTTCTTTTCAGATAAATGGTCTGTGATATGGTTGGTTATATAATTAAACCAATCCCATAGTATTGTTTGCGACATATCTTTTGCCGCTTTACTTTGACTTACATCAAGCCCTAATGACTCAATAAAAGTTTTTAATTTCCCTTCAAAATGGCTAACATCTTCCCCACTAACTAACTCACAACGAATATTTCTTATTTCTGACATATTTTTGATTAACTAACTGACTCGTGATTTCAATGAACTACTTACCCAATTATATCATATCTATTTATTCTTTAAGTAATAAAGTATCTGGTCTTTGAAACATATATATCCATCATAGAAACTTCCAACTTTATCTTTTACTATATCTTGTTTTTCAATTTCCTCTCTTATCTCCTCAACTTTATTATCTATGGCTTTTTGGAGTTTTTGTTTTAGGAAAGTTTCAATATCTTCACATAAACTATAAGAAATTCTGTTTATATCTATTTTATTATGTTGGTTTATTATATTTCCAAACTCCTCTAAACACTCATCTATATAATTATTTTCTTTTTTCATATATCTATTGTTTATTTATTTGTTTTACCAACATCTTTTTGTTCTAATTCTTTTAAATCTAAAACTTCAAGTGCTTTTTTAACTCGTTCTGCATCATAATATTCATAATTTAGATTATTTTCATCACAAAATATTATTAGTTTTGATTTTAAAACTTCATATTCTGGATAATTATAATCTTCGCAATTAACCTCTCCTTTTATGATAAAATTAAATTCTTTCATATATCTATTGTTTATTTAATTTTTAAAATCTTGAAAATATATCAGCAAATATCTTATCAACAGGGTCTTTCACTTTTTTAGGGTCTGTTTCAATACTTATTCCTTTTGGGTTTCTATTTGTATCTTTAAGAATTTTATAACCTTT